GCCGCCCCTACGCGTGGAGCCTGTGTCCTCGTAAGAGGATTGCAGAAGAAAGGCCCAGGGTCGCCGTACACCATTTTGCAATAGTGTCGGTTGTAAGCCTATGTCCTGAAGGGTCCACGCTGCAGAGAATGGTGCTACGACTCGGTCGTGACCATATCTCCGGTGTATCCTAAACACCCGTTCGACAACTTTGGGTGTTGGCCTTTGGATTAGAGTCTTGAAAGGAGAGAACAACCGCTTCCGTCCTCGACTCGACAGTCCAGACGCCTGTATCCTTGGGTACCAATCTTTCCAGAATTTCGAAGGTTCCTTGAGGTGCTTGAGCCCGATCTGCTCTCGTTTGTTCGATTGGCGTCTAAGTGCACTCTTCGACTTCTCCTTTGGAGCTGGTCTTAGAGTCCTTAGAGCGTCCGATTGAACATGAGCGATCAGGGCCTCTCTCAAAACTTCGGATTCTTTTGGTCCCTTGGCTGCAGGCTGGAGCTCTTGAACAATGTGTCGCCGTTTTTCGCACCAGTCGGCATCCACCACTCCTTCTTGTGTTTGGAGTGGGGCTCCTCGTACGAGGTAGCCAATGTATGCCCGCCGTGCTCGGCGAACGTCTTCTGCTGTGCTCACTCTGTTTCCGTTTCCTCCTACCCATACAGGCCCATTAAATGTTCCTTTGGGTCTTGTACGTTTGAGGGTATGGAGGATGAGTGTGCGCAGTGGTCCAGAAGTTGTTTCAAGTCTATGCAGTAGATTTTCCCTTACTGCATAAGCTCCAGTTCGTCCTCGTCGTGTCAGGAGTTTCGCCGCGCTTGCTTCTCGAATACCCAGGACGTCGTGTACGTCGGTACACAGGAGAGTCTTTCTCACCTTGACTTGTGGGAACTCATGCGTAGAACCATCCAGGAATATCCGGATCTTTGGCGAGGTTCGGAGGCTGCGCTCCACATATGTCGGGTAGACTCTCCGGACTAGTCTTTCACAGAACACGCCCAATTTGCGTGATGTGAAGCTCTTTGATCGATTGATCTGTAAGTCCATTTCTTCAGTCTTGGAGATGTACTGTTCACGGTGGGCTCTGTTCCAGAGCCCCGTGAGGTCATCCCCACAGACGGCAAATGATCGATCATTGAGGCCATCTCTTGTCGCGTTGAACGCGTTGACAATTGATAGCACAGTCCATGTAATACCGAGCCCCAGCAGGACACTGTTCGTTGTTAGGTGTCCGTGTTTGGGGTTTCCTGGGTAGATGAGACGTTGGGGTCCCAGTAGAGTCTCTACCGCCTCCATCCGTG